GCACCGCAAAAAAACAAAAAAGAAAGTGACCGATGATGTAAGTTTGGTGCTACTTGCTAGGCCCCTTGAATTATTTTGTCAACGAGGACAAAGTAGACCATATAACCCGAGAAGCGCGCATCGTTAAGGTGCGCTCTTTTTGGTGCTTGGAGTTAAAAATGAAAATAGAAAAAATCAATATTTCGGAGATAACCGAATATGAGAATAACGCGAAGCTACACCCTCGCGAGCAAATTGAGCAGATAAAAAAATCAATCCAGGAATTTGGGAATAATGACCCCATAGCAATTGATGAAAACAATGTTATTATTGAGGGCCACGGACGCTATAAGGCTTTGCAAGAGTTAGGCTATGATGAAATTGAAGTTATTCGTCTATCTCACATGGATGATGAGCAGAAACGAGCTTACATCCTCGCTCACAATAAGTTGACTATGAACTCTGGGTTTGACATTGAACTTTTGAATTCAGAGCTTGAAAGTATCGTATCGCGAAGTTGGGTGATATCTACCAACTCGGACGGCATCGTCTTATGTGCGGTGATTCTACTGATCCAGACCAACTTGCAAAATTGGTAGACGGACAACAGATTGACTTGATTGTTACTGACCCGCCGTACAATGTAGCCTATGAGGGTGGGACCGAAGAAGCTCTCACGATTATGAACGACAGCATGGATAATGAGTCATTCAGGAAGTTCCTACGTGACGCGTTCTTTGCTGCAGACACGGTCTTGCGCGAAGGTGGGGCATTCTACATCTGGCACGCAGATTCAGAGGGTTACAATTTTAGAGGTGCTTGCTCTGATATTGGTTGGACGGTACGACAATGTTTAATCTGGAATAAGAACACCCTTGTTTTGGGTCGTCAAGATTATCAGTGGAAGCATGAACCTTGCTTGTATGGTTGGAAAGAGGGGGCAGCACATTACTTTGTGAATGACCGTTCTTTGACTACTATCATTGAAGATGTGGAAGAGTTGAATAAAATGACGAAGGCCGAGCTAATTGAGTATATCGAGCGTATGCAGGCTAACTCACCGACCACTATCATCAACGAGAATAAACCAGCAAGAAATGGCTTGCACCCTACTATGAAGCCGTTGAAACTGATTGAACGGCTGGTTCGGAACTCTAGTAAGAAAGGTTGGAACGTGCTAGATAGTTTTAACGGCTCAGGCTCGACTATGATTGTTTGTGAAGATTTAGGACGGACCTATTTTGGCATGGAGCTAGACCCACGATATGTGGACGCTACAATTCAACGTTGGGAAGAACACACAGGCCAGACGGCTGTTAAGTTGAATTAAGAATATTATTTTGAAAAGGAAGTGAGGCGATGGCTGGTGCAGATAATTTAATACCAAATGAACAGCGAACGCCCGAAGAACGCCGAGCGAATGCAAGGAAAGCGGGTATCGCTTCCGGTAAGGCACGCAAAAGAAAAGCGAACATGAAAAAGACGCTTGAGGCTCTACTTGTTTCCAAAGTTTCGAATCCTCAGCTCTCTAGAGTACTACAGGATATGGGTTTTGAGGACGATTACGAGTCAGCTCTCCTTTTGGTAGCAATGCAAAAAGCCTTAAAAGGTAGCTCGCGTCACATGGAGTTAATATCTAAGATAGTAAACAGTGAAGGAGCCAAGGATACACTTGATAAGAAAGAGCAAAAAGCGCGTATCAAAGCTCTGGAGCTTGAGAATAAACGTAAGGCCCAAGCGTTAGATGAAGCGGGAGGTGGTGCTGATGATTCAATCCTCATCATTGACGATATCCCGAACGACTAAACCAACTATAAAGCTAAGTAAAGAAATCAATCCTAAGTTTTACAAAGTATGGCGGTCAGCAAAGCCTTACAATATCTTGAAAGGTGGCCGTAACTCTTTTAAATCGTCAGTCATTGCTTTGTTGCTTGTCTTTATGATGATTAAAGCGATAACCCATGGACAATGCGTAGAGATCATTATAGTCCGTAAGGTTGGTAACACAATCTTCGATAGCGTCTACAAGAAGATAATCTGGGCGCTTGATAAGTTTGGCATGACTAACCAGTTCAAACGGACTAAAAGCCCTTATAAGATCGTACATAGACGGACGGGATCAACGTTCCACTTCTACGGCCAGGACGACTTCCAGAAACTGAAATCAAATGAGGTCGGAAAGGTTATTGCTGTATGGTACGAGGAAGCGGCCGAGTTTGCTGATTCGGAAGAGTTTGACCAGTCAAACAGTACTTTCATGCGTCAGAAGCACCCGGACTATCCGTTCGTGCAGTTTTTTTGGTCTTATAACCCACCTCGCAACCCTTACAATTGGATCAATGAGTGGGTTGATTCGTTGCGTACGGCTGAGAAGTATTTGATACATGAGTCAAGCTATCTGGACGACGAGCTGGGCTTTGTGACTGAACAAATGCTGGACGAGATAGAGCGTATCAAAACCAACGACTACGACTACTACAGGTATTTGTACCTGGGAGAACCCGTGGGCCTTGGTACGAACGTGTATAACATGGATTTGTTTAAGCGTGTAGACAAGATACCAGATGGTGAGCGTGTCATAGGTCAGTTATTCGCAGCGGATACCGGGCACCAACAGTCAGCAACTACTTGCTTGCACGCTGTGGTTACTAACAGATCCAATCTCTATCTTGTGGATAACTACTACTACAGCCCTGCTGGTAAGGTTAAGAAGAAAGCTCCGAGCGTCTTGTCTAAAGAGCTACATGACTTTGTTATCAAGCAGACGCAGAAATATCCGAATGTACCAGTCATTGAAATGACGATAGATAGTGCGGAGGGAGCATTGAGAAACCAGTATTTAGAGGACTTTGGTATTCGTTGGCACCCGGTAGCCAAGAAGAAAAAAATAATAATGACAGAATACGTCCAGTCGCTTCTTGCGAATGGTCGTTTTTATTATTTTCCAACAGAAAACAACCTCAAGTATTTTATTGAGGAGCACAAGCGTTATCAGTGGGACGAGAAAACTGTTAAAGACGATGATCCCAAGGTTATCAAAGAGGACGATCACACTTGCGACGCGTTTCAGTATATGGTCGTTGATAATGCACAACTACTACGATTAAAAGCCTAGAGAAAGGTTTGAAATGAGTATCTTACAATCAATAAGAAATATTTTTAAGAGGGGTAAATATGTAATGACAAGCCAATCACTAGGCAATATCACAGAACATCCTAAAATCGCAATTAACAAGGACGAATACGATCGTATTCAGAAGAACTTGAAATACTACCAAAGTAAGTGGGACCCTATCCGTTACCGCAATTCAAACCGCGTTGATAAACAACGGACACGAAACCACTTGCCTATTGCCCGCACGGCTTGTAAGAAGATTGCCAGCCTTGTATTTAACGAGCAGGCAGAGATAAGCGTTGCGAATGGAACGACAAACGAGTTTATTCAAACGGTTTTGCTGAATGACAGGTTTAACAAGAACTTTGAGCGTTACCTTGAGAGCTGTTTGGCCTTGGGTGGTCTTGCTATGCGTCCATACGTTGACGATGATAAGATCAAGATTTCATTTGTACAAGCCCCTGTATTTTACCCGCTACAATCTAATACACAGGACGTATCTTCTGCAGCGATTATCAATAAGAATCAAAAAACAGTAGGCAGGGAAACAATCTACTATACTTTGGTTGAATTGCACGAATGGTCCAAGGACAGCAAGTATACAATTACTAATGAATTGTATCGTTCAAACGAAAAGGAGCGCGTTGGTGACCGTGTGCCACTATCAGAGGTATATGAGGACCTAGAGGAAGAAGTAACGCTTGACGGGCTTACACGGCCGTTATTTACGTATCTAAAACCCCCTGGCATGAACAACAAAGATATTAACAGTCCTTTGGGGCTGTCTATCTTTGATAATGCCAAGAGTACAATCGACTTTATCAATACCACTTATGATGAATTTAAGTGGGAAGTGCGCATGGGTCAACGGCGCGTATTAGTGCCGGATCAAACCGTCCGAATTGGATTTGACCATCACGGAGATACCGATCTAGTCACGCGCGAATTTGACCCAGAACAGAACGTTTACGAGCAGATTGACGGTGGGAAAGATACACCAATCAATATCACAGACCTTACTACTCCTATCCGTTCAGATGACTATATCAAGGCAATCAACGAGGGCCTTGCCTTGTTTGAAATGCAGGTTGGAGTATCGCCTGGAATGTTTACGTTCGACGGTAAGTCAATGAAGACTGCGACCGAGGTTGTATCTGAAAACTCTGATACATACCAGCTAAGGAACAGCATCGTGAGCCTTGTAGATCAATCTATCAAAGAGCTTGTGATCTCTATTTGTGAGATTGGTAAGCTATACGGATTGTATGACGGTCCTATTCCAGAGATGGACGACATCACAGTAAATCTGGACGATGGTGTCTTTGTCGATAAGAATAATGAGCTGGACTACTACGCGAAAGCTCTATTAAGCGGCCTTGTCAGCAAGCAATACGCTATTTCCAAAGCGCTGGGCTTGTCAGATAAGGAAGCTGCACAAATGCTCGCGGACATCAAAAAAGAGACCGCTGAGAGCATGGAGCTAGAGCGTAGCACCAGCGAAGTTGATATTTATGGAGAGTGAGTAAATGGCGCGTAACAAGTACCCGGTATTGTTTAACGAGGAGCAATTAGAGTTGCGCGCTTCACAAGTCGGTGATATCTATCATCAAATGGCGCGTGACCTATTCGACGAGGTGATTGATAGACTGCTAGAGCGCGGTGCGGAATCGCTGGCAGATAACCCGTATATCTGGCAGTTAGAACAAATGAGCCAAATGCACATGCTAAATGAGCAGAACCTGGACACAATCGCCCGCTACTCTAAAATAGGCCGAGAACAGCTCAGAAAGGTCATTGAGGACGAGGGCTTTAAAATCTATCAGACGACCAAAGAACAGCTCATAGACGACCTCGGAGGTGGTGATTTTGGCAATTCTAAGCACGCGCAGGAGCTACTTGCTGGATATTTTGAGCAGTCGCACGGTGACATCAGTAACTTGATAAATACCACGCTTCCTGGCATCGTTACAGATGTGTACCGTCAAATGGTGCAGGAAGTGGTGGCCCGTCAAGTTGTCGGTCTAGTCACACATGACAAGGCTGTATCTCAGACTATTATGAAGTGGCAAGAGATAGGCTTCAAGGGCTTTATTGACCGAGGTGGCCACTACTGGAAAGTGGATAACTACGCTAGAACTGTTATTAAAACTACAGTCATGCGAAGCTATCGGGAAATGCGGACAATGCCAGCGGACGAGCTGGGTATTGATACCTTTTATTATTCTAAAAAGGCAACAGCCCGCGAGGCTTGCGCACCCTTACAGCACCATATTGTGACCTATGGCCCAGCAAGGGAAGAACACGGTATCAGTATTCTATCGCTTGCGGACCACGGCTACGGGACGCCTGGAGGCTGTCTTGGTATCAACTGCGGACACATGCTTACTCCTTTTGTGCCTGGTATAAACGAGTTGCCAGAGCTGGGGCCAGACGTTAAGAATATAACGCAGGAAGGAGCTATTAGAAATGCTAATGCTCAATCTAAACAAAGAGCATACGAGCGAGCTATTCGCAAGTCCAAGGAGAAGTTACATGTTGCCGAAAAGCTGGGTGATCAGGAACTAATTAGTAAGTTTAAAACCAAAATCAGAGACCAACAAGCAACCTTGCGAGATTATATCGCAGATAAACCTTTCTTGCATCGTGACTATGCGAGAGAAAGGTATTTTAAACCAAACGAAGAATAAAGGCTTTTATAGCCTTTTTTATTTTGCTCCCTTTCTGGATAATAGGTGATTTCCTCCTTTTTTCTTGCCTATTGCGGGATCGTAACCCGCTGGGAGCTTTCGTTGGCGGACGTAAACCGCCAAAATCGTCTACTGGACGTAAAACAGGAAGGAGTTTTAGACATGAGTTTAAAACGCGAGATGTTGGTTGATGCAGGTATTGAAGACAAGGACACTATTGAGCGCATTATGGCAGCGTACGGGTCAGCAATCAAAGAGGCCAAATCTGAAGTACAGGCAGAAAACGACAGCTTAAAGACACAACTTGAGCAACGTGACCAAGCTATCAAGGACTTACAAGCTAAAGAGGGGGCTAGTGAAGAAGCCAAGAAACAACTGGAAGATTTACAAGCTCAATTTGAAAGTTATAAGACCGAGAATGAAGCGAACCTTGCGCAAGTTAAAAAAACCAACGCGGTTGCATTGGCTTTGAAAGACGTGGGAGCGCATAACTCCGAGGACCTAATGAAGTTTATTGATCTTGACAAGATCGAGCTTGCAGAAGATGGCAAGCCAAAACTGGAAGAAACTATCAACGGTCTAAAGGAATCAAGCCCTTACCTTTTTATCCAAAAGGAAGAACCACAAGAACCACAGCCAAAGTTCGCGCTTGGTGGCAATCCGTCCGCTGGTGGTGATAGCGACCTCAGCCCGGAAGAACAAGCTCTATTTGCTGGCTTTGACAGCATTTAATAAATAAAAGAAAGTAGGATAGCCTATATGACTATTAATTATGCATCTAAATTTGACGCAAAAGTAGATGAGCGCTTTGCCAAAG